ACTGGTTGGAGACTCACAAGATTCCTCCCCAGTTTGTGAACGTGGTTGAGGATGCTCGCATTGAGAAACTGATGAAGCGTCGTTATGCTGGTCTTTCTAAGACCTTCTATAAAGGTTATGAAGAACTTGCGGAGCAAGACTTCTTTCAGATTGCTGATGACGATCTTACTACTTATAATCTTGCTGATAAGGTAAATCTATATTATAAAATCGGCAACTTTGTGGATATTCCTTTTGAGGATGATGAGAAAGAACTTGTTTCTCTGATTGGAGAGACTGAAACTTTTGTTGATGTTCTTGCTGCTGCTTGGAAACTTTATAGGTTTTGCAAGGCAAAGCAGCAGGAAGAAACCAAAACTCAGATGGACTCTTTGGAGTCTCAGCAAACTGGTGGTAACCAACCTGCATCTGACTTCTCCGATCAACCTGAGGGTGAGAATGAAAGTGACCAGGAGCAACCTGGTGATACTGACTCTTATGGTGGAACTGCCGAACAGGAGCAGCAGAGACCTACCTCTACTGGTGGTGAGATTGATGAACCAGAAGTGAAAACTATGGATTCACTTGAAGAAGCACTCAAAGATTTGGTTGAACAAAACGGGCAGGAGAATGTTTACCTTGAGTTGCCCAAACTTGATTTGGATAAAGTTATTGTCCCTAATGCTGAAATTCATGATAAGTGTAGGGAATATTGGAACTCCTGGTTGGAAGATAAGGAGTTCACATCTGACGAAATCTTTGGTGAAGTTGATAAAAAGTTCGTGGAGTTCAAGCGTTCTGCCCAGAAAGAAGTAAACTATCTGGTCAAAGAGTTTGAGTGCCGCAAGGCAGCAGATTCATATGCTCGTGCTTCTACTGCCCGCACTGGAGTTCTGGACTGCACTAAACTTCATACCTACAAATATAACGAAGATCTCTTTAAGAAAGTCACCACTCTTGCTGATGGTAAGAATCATGGTCTGGTGTTCATCCTTGACTGGTCTGGTTCAATGAGTGATGTGATGCTGGATACCGTCAAGCAACTCTTCAACCTTGTGTGGTTCTGTAAGAAAGTTGCTATCCCCTTTGATGTTTATGCCTTTACCAGTGATTATCCTCTGGTGAAGTATGATGAGGACAACAAGGCAAACCTCCGTGAACTTGCTTATACCAAAAAAGATGGACTGGTTCAAGTTGGTGAATGGTTCTCGCTGATGAATATGCTCACCAGCAAGACCAATGCTAAAACTTTGGAAGAGCAGATGAAGAATATCTTTCGTCTTGCTACTGCGTTTCGTTGGAACTCTCATGCTCGCTATACTATTCCTTATGGTTTGAGTCTCTCTGGTACTCCTCTTAATGAGACCTTGATCGCTCTTCATCAGATTCTTCCTAAGTTCCAACAAGAGAACAAACTTCAAAAGATTCAGTGTGTTGTTCTAACCGATGGTGAGGCAGCAATGCCCAAATATCACCGTGAAGTTCAACGCCGCTGGGAAGATGATCCTTTTATGGGCACTGCATATATTGGACCTAATGCCTTCTTGCGTGATCGTAAGACTGGTATGACTTATTCGCTTGATTGTGAGTGGTATGAGTTTACTGATGTTCTTCTTCAAAATCTGCGGGATAAGTTTAAGGACATGAACTTCATTGGTATTCGTGTGCTTGCTTCCCGTGATGCTGGTTCCTTTATCCGTCGTTATTGTGGATATTATGGACCAGACTTTGAGAAGACCATGAGCATTTGGAAGAAAGAAAAAGCATTTACTATTAAGAAGTCTGGGTATAATGCTTACTTTGGACTTTCGGCAAATGCTCTCGCACAAGATGCTGAATTTGAAGTTGCCGAAGATGCTACCAAGACTCAAATCAAATCTGCATTTGTGAAGAGTCTTAAGTCCAAGAAGATGAACAAAAAGATTCTTGGAGAGTTTGTAGAACTCGTTGCTTGATAAATATTTCAAAGAATTCCAATAACTCTAATGAGTAGATTTTCCGATTTATTTTCAAACTCAGATGTTTCTAAAGAAGATATCAAACCAGTTATTGAGTCAACTACTCCAGAACCAGTAGAATTAAAACCACCTGTCCCATATAAGTCTGCTAAAAAGACTCTTCGAAGAAAGTGATAGTCCAATTTCCAAACTGTCCACTGGGGGTCCTTGTGACCCCCTTTTCCGTATATAATAACTTCAGTTAAACAAAACCACTCAATGACCATTTCCGCTGACTACATCATCACTTCTCTTCAGGCAGTTTACGGTGAGTCCGTTACTGCTGCTGATGTTCGTGGATGGTGTGCTATGAATGGTGCTAACTATCAAACTGTTACGAAAAAACTTGATCAATATAAGACTGGTCGTGGTAAGTGGAATCTGACCATCCAAGAGGCACGAGAGCAGTTTGAGCAGGTTGTAAAAGCACCTGCTGCTATTCCTGCTGTTGAGCAAAACCTTATCCCTGAAAAAGATGATACCTTCGTCAAGTTTGGTAACTTTGGTGATATTCGCAAGATTATTGAGTCCCGTCTTTTCTATCCTACTTTCATTACGGGACTCTCTGGTAACGGTAAAACTTTCTCTGTTGAGCAAGCTTGTGCCCAACTGAAGCGTGAGTTGATTCGTGTAAACATTACCATTGAGACCGATGAGGATGACTTGATTGGTGGTTTCCGTCTTGTGGATGGTAACACTGCTTGGCACAATGGTCCTGTGATTGAGGCACTTGAGCGTGGTGCTATTCTCCTGCTGGATGAGATTGACCTTGCTTCCAACAAGATTCTGTGTCTCCAATCTATTCTTGAAGGTAAGGGTGTGTTCCTTAAGAAGATTGGTCGCTGGGTCAAACCTGCCGCTGGTTTCAATGTGATCGCCACCGCAAACACCAAGGGTAAGGGTTCTGATGATGGTCGCTTCATCGGCACTAATGTTCTGAACGAAGCATTCCTGGAACGCTTCCCTGTGACCTTTGAGCAGTCCTATCCCGCTCCTGCTATTGAGCAGAAGATCCTGGAAGGCATCGCTCTGGACCTTGGTGTGGAAGACCGTCAGTTCTGTAAGCGTCTGGTGGACTGGGCAGACATCATCCGCAAGACCTTCTATGATGGCGGTATTGAGGAAATCATCAGCACCCGCCGTTTGATTCACATCATCCGTGCTTACAGCATCTTCCAAGACAAGGCAAAGGCAATCCAAGTGTGTGTGAACCGCTTTGATGATGAAACCAAGCAAGCATTCCTTGAACTGTATGATAAGGTGGATGCTGATTTCCAAATGCCCGTTGACCAAGAAGCACCTTTCTGATATAATTGGGGAAGGTAAAAATGCGCCTTCCCTTTATTATGGACGAGTATCCTTATTCAGATTATCAATTCACCATGACTGATAATAGTGGTGGTACACTTAACCTTGAAAAAATCCCTGTTACTATGCCTGAAAATACTAATCATCTCTGGAAATATAACGAAGATAAAATCCTGAAAGATATTCAGGACTATGTGACCAGCACTTATGGAAGCCACTATTGTGGTCACAACCAAGAATACCAAGATATTCAAACTATTGACCTGATGGCTGCAAAAGATCTTGCTCCTGGTTTCTGTCAGGCAAACATCCTAAAGTATGGGAGCCGCTATGGTGATAAAGATGGACGCAATAAGCGTGACCTCCTCAAAGTCATTCACTATGCTATGCTTCTGCTTCACTTCGACGGACACTACTCCCGTCAAAATAATGGTCTTACTGAATTCCGCTGATAATGAACAACATGAAACTTTCTGATAACACCCTCACTATTCTCAAGAATTTTGCTGGTATTAACAACTCTATCCTTGTGAAGGAGGGTAACCGTCTTCGTACTATTTCTGTTGCCAAGAATATTCTTGCAGAGGCAGACATTACAGAAGAGTTTCCCCGTGACTTTGCTATTTACGATCTCAACCAGTTTCTGAATGGTCTGAGTCTTCACCAGGACCCTGACCTTGACTTCAAAGAGGATTCTTATCTTTCTATCAAAGAAGGTAAGCGTCGTGTGAAGTATTTCTTTGCAGATCCTAACGTTATCATTTCTCCCCCAGAGAAAGATATTCAACTTCCCTCTCAAGATGTTTGCTTCCAACTGGACAGTGCTTCTTTGGAAAAACTGGTGAAAGCAGCAGCAGTTTATCAACTGCCTGATCTTTCTGCTATTGGCGAGGCAGGTGTTGTGAAACTCGTTGTTCGTGATAAGAAGAACGATACTTCTAATGAATACGCCATTGTGGTTGGTGAGACTGATCAAGAGTTTACTTTCAACTTCAAGGTAGAAAACATCAAGATTATTCCTGGTGCCTACGATGTTGTAGTGTCTTCTAAACTGCTATCTCAGTTTACAAATACAAAATACAACCTGACGTATTTTATTGCTTTGGAACCCGACTCTACTTTTGGTTGATGAAACACATTCTCTTTACACTTAAAGGTTGTTCTGAGAATCTACTTGATGATGAGTCACATATTCGCAATGTGCTTGTAAAAGCAGCACAACTTTGTAAAAGCACATTGCTTGATGTTTCATCTCATAAGTTTGATCCTCAAGGTGTAACTGCTATTGCTCTTCTTGCTGAATCACATATCAGCATCCATACTTGGCCAGAGATGGGTATTGCAGTTTGTGATGTTTTTACTTGTGGAGACCATACAGTTCCCCGTGCTGGTGTAACATACATGTATGAGTCAATGAATGCTACAGACATTGTTTCTAATGAATTTGTGAGACCATTGGAATGAAAGACTGGGACACCATCTTTAACAATCTATCCGATAATGAAAAGGATAAGGTTGCTATTCTTCGCGTAATGGAGTGTGCTAATGGTATTATTCAATATGCCTTTAGAGATGGTAAAGACTATGCCCTGTCTATTGAAGAAACCAGAAAGGCGATGAAGTTTAGTATGTCTTGTATGAAGAATATGGAGATTCCTTTGAAGGAAGGAACCATTAAATTTGAATCACAAACAGAACAACTTATGAGAGAAGTTCGAGATCTGTATATCAGTGGATTCAAAAAAGGAAACAATGATGATCTTGAAGAGTTTATGGTTGTTTCTGCCGCTTGTGTCCGTGCTCTTGGACAAGATAGAATTGTTAAGGCAAAAGACATTCTGGCACAAAACATCACCGACATCTCACATGAGGCATTAGACTGGGGTGTAGAATACTTAAAGCGGTTTCTTTCCGATGAATATCTTTGTAACTAATCCATTCCCTGCCGAAAGTGCTATTTGTCTTCCAGACAAACACATCGTCAAGATGCCGCTAGAATGCTGTCAGATGCTCAGCATCATCGCTTCTCCCTGGTATCATGATTATGGTATTCTTCCTAAAGAAGACGGCACTGCATATAAAACTGAAAAAGGAGCATTCCGCAATCATCCATGTACTAAGTGGGCAGCAGAAACAATAGATAATGCGTATTGGCTTATTAAATGGGGACTGAACTTGTGTTCTGAGTATACATTACGCTATAATAGGCAACACTCCTGTGAAGGGACTCTTACTCATGCTTATTATCTTTTCCCAAAAGGAAAGATTACTAGTGTGACCCCCTTCGCACGAGCAATGCCTGAGGAATATAAGTTTGATACTAGTATTTCCACTTTTGACGCATACAAGATGTATATTGCATCTAAACCTTGGGTTGCTGATAACTATCTGCGTATGCCCCAACGTAAACCTGAATGGGTATGAACTATCAGAAAGGTGATGTTTTCCTTGACAAAGATACGCATAAGTTGTATATTTTTGATGGGAAAGAATGGTGGGAGATTGTTCCCTCCTCTAAATTGAAAAAACCAGATTGGATTTGATTATGAGTGATTTTATTTGGGTTGAGAAATATCGCCCGAAGACTATTGAAGATTGTATTCTCCCAGAGTCTACCAAGACTATGTTTAGGGAGTTTTTGAATAAGGGTGAGATTCCTAATATGCTTCTTGCAGGTCCTCCTGGTATCGGCAAGACCACTGTTGCTAAAGCACTTTGTAACGAACTGGGGGTAGATGTTTATGTCATCAATGGATCCGACGAGGGTAGATTCCTTGATACTGTCCGAAACAATGCGAAGAACTTCGCTTCGACCGTCTCACTTTCGTCAGATGCTAAACACAAGGTCGTTATCATTGATGAGGCAGACAACACAGGCAACGATGTACAACTCCTCCTACGGGCGTTTATTGAGGAATTTGCTGGTAATTGCCGTTTCATCTTTACCTGCAACTACAAGAACAAGATCATCGAGCCCCTTCATAGCAGATGTGCCGTTGTTGACTTCTCGATCAAAGGGAAAGAAAAAACCGCACTGGCAGGACTCTTCTTCAAGCGTCTACAAGACATCCTGGATGCGGAAGGCGTCCGATTCGATCAAAGAGTACTTGCGGAGATTATCAATAAACATTTCCCCGACTGGCGACGAGTCCTCAACGAATGCCAAAGATACTCCGTAGGAGGAGAAATCGACTCTGGTATTCTTGCTTCTTTCTCTGACATCTCTGTAAATGACCTCATTAAACATCTCAAGGAAAAGAATTTCACCGAAGTCCGCAAATGGGTGGTCTCCAACCTGGACAACGATGCTTCTAGCCTACTTCGCAGGGTTTATGACTCCTGTTATAGTTGCCTTTCTCCCAGTACTATCCCCGCTGCCGTTCTTGTTATTGCTAAGTATCAATACCAATGTGCGTTCGTGGCTGATCAGGAAATTAACCTCCTAGCAGCACTAACTGAAATTATGGTGGAGTGTGAGTTCAAGTAAGTGATATAAATAAAACAGATTTGATGTTAGTCGCGTAAGGTATATCTTACACACAGACACACAAACACAAATCAAACACATACTATTTTAATAAAACTATGGCTCGCAATCCATACGACCTGCGCTGGGAACTTCTCCAGCAGGCAGAAAGTCGTCTTGTAAACCGCTACAATGCGGAAGAAAATCGCTACAATATTCTCCTTGATAAAGGAGAAGATCCTGGTAATTATCCAATCTACCCTAGTGATGAAGAAATTCATAGACTTGCGGAAGAAATGCGTTCCTTTATTGAGAGGAACTGATTATGTTGAACATTTTTGGTGAAGAAAGATTTAAACCACTGGTTAGATTTGGGAAAGAGATTCCTGGATATTATGTTTCTAAAGAGGGGGAGATATACAGTTCAAAATCAAATAAATTCATGACCCATACGCAAAACTTTGAATACTATGCGAGTGGAAGAAAACGTCTTAAATGTTTAACAACCGCATGTCGTGTTCCAAAAGGATTTTATGAAGATTTTGAACATTCAGCAGGAACCAGCACACTAATTCAAGAAAAATATAACTTTACTACATCGAAAATTCGTATAGACATTCACAGGGCAGTAATGGAAACATGGAAACCAATCGATAGGTATCCGCCAGACTCTTTGATAGATGAATGGGACGATGCCCCAGAGTGTTTCAAGCAGTGGGTAAGAGACACTGCATATATTGACCATATTGATAATGATCCCTCAAACAATTCTATTGATAATTTGAGATGGGTTACACCATTACAAAATCATTATAGAAGAAAACAAGTGGAGTGTGAGTTCAAATGAAAAACAAACAACATCAAGTAAAGTCCAAGTGGTATTACATTTTCTGGGGTGCTATGGCGGTTGCCGTAGTTGGCGGACAGATTTATGTTGGGTCTGGATATCGCCAAATGGCTGAGGCAACCAACGGTGCTGATATTCATGTGACTTGTGAGGTTATTCCTCCTTATACACCACCCGCAAAAAAGTTTAATGCTTCTAGGGAGTTTGAGTAATGGGACTTCTTAAAATTGATAAGAGTAAGTTGGTAGAAGAAAAAGTGAAGACTACACCAGAAAATGTCCAAGAAGCAAATGAAGCATTGTTTCGTGCTAAAATGACTCTACCTGCTGCCGCAAAACATTGCGGTATGACTCACAAGGAAATGAAAATGACCTTCCTTGAATACTTGAAGTATCACCCTAAAGATTATGATCAATCCCAAACTGTTTGATTTTTCTTCTATTTTTGGTGTAGTTAAATCTACTGATGGACTAAAAAGAAATCAAACTAGACCTCTACGAGCAGAAGTTCAAGAGATTGCTATTGCTAAGTATAGTGGCGGTCAACTTCAGTATGTTGGTGATAAAGAAAATGGTAGAGACTTTTATGGTCTGGTTGATAATCTTTATTACGAATCAAAGGGAAAGGATGGTCTCTTTTGTAAAACTATTCCGTGGACGAAAGAAATAACTTTAAAAAATTTTCAAGGTAAAAGTTTAGGTTTGCCTGAAAAAACTTTTGATTATATGCTATTGTGGGATACTAAAACTTATACCATTGGTATTTGTGATTGGGATTCTTGTATGAAGCATACGAACATCAAAGACACTAATATTTCTTTCAGAGTTCATTTTGATGATATTACATTTCTTGCTAAGAATGTAATTCCGGTAGAGAAGGAAGACTTCGCTACTAAACTTTATAATTTGATTGAGGAAACAGTATGAAGTCTCTTAAAACACCGTTACGCTACCCAGGCGGTAAGTCCCGTGCTTGTGAAAAGATGGGATCTTACTTTCCAGACCTTCGTAACTATGATGAGTTCCGTGAACCATTCCTTGGAGGAGGAAGTGTTGCGATTTATATCACCAAGAAATATCCCTCGTTAAATATTTGGGTGAATGATTTATACGAACCCCTTGTAAACTTCTGGCAGCAACTGCAGATGTTTGGGGTCGATATGAAAGATAGGTTGGTAGAGTTAAAGACATCAAACAATACACCAGAGTCAGCAAAAGATTTATTCCTTTCCTCCAAGGAGAAAGTCAATGACCAAGATGTGCCTAGCATTGAGCGTGCTGTGGCTTTTTATGTTGTTAATAAGTGCTCTTTTAGTGGGCTCACAGAGAGTTCATCATTTTCACAACAGGCAAGCGTATCCAACTTCAGTATGCGCGGGATTGAAAAGTTGCCTGGGTATTCTAAGATAATCGAAAATTGGCGTATAACTAACTATTCCTACGATTATCTGATGGATGGAAACAAAGGTGCGTTTATGTATCTTGACCCTCCTTACGATATTAAGGATAATCTCTATGGGAACAAGGGATCAATGCACAAAGGATTTGATCACGATAAGTTTGCTGCTGACTGCGACTCTAACGATATGGATCAGTTGGTGAGTTACAACTCTGACCAACTTGTAAAAGACCGTTTTAAGAATTGGAATGCTGCCGAGTTTGACCTTACTTATACAATGAGGTCAGTTGGTGAATATATGCGAGAGCAAAAGAAACGTAAAGAACTACTACTTTTTAATTATGGAATTGAAGGACTGGTTAAACTCGATCAATCAGACGAAAGAGAATCTGATTGACGAAGACCCTTCACTTGAGAAGGAATATCCTCCTTATATTATCAACCGTTGTTTCTCTGGGCACTTGGATTCTGTGTTGTTTGCTAATGAACTCAACAGGTATCATTTCCTCCCCAAAAAACTGCAATATGATTTTTATCTAAATAGTCTGAGGAAAAAGAAGAGATTTTCTCCCTGGCTCCGACAAGATAAAATCAAAGATCTTGATTATGTCAAACGTTATTATGGTTATAGTAATGAAAAGGCAAAACAAGCTTTGAGGATTCTTACAGAAGAACAACTTAATTTTATTAAATCGAAATTTGAAACTGGAGGAACAAAATGAGTGTCGTTCAAGAACCTGAAGTGAAGTGGTCGCCTGAACAAATGGTTGAAGTGGTTCTTAACGAACCAGACGACTTTTTGAAAGTGCGTGAAACTTTGACTCGTATTGGAGTCGCTTCAAGAAAAGAAAAGAAAATCTATCAGTCTTGCCATATTCTTCATAAGCAAGGCAGATACTATCTGGTTCACTTTAAGGAACTGTTTGCCCTTGATGGTAAGCACGCAAACCTTACTGCGAATGATGTCCAGCGTCGCAATCGTATTGCCCAACTTCTTGCTGACTGGGGTTTGATTGAGATTGTGGATGTTACTAAGATTCAAGACATTGCTCCACTGAATCAAATCAAAGTTCTTGCTTATAAGGACAAGGGTGACTGGATTCTGGAAACCAAGTACAACATTGGTTCTAAGAAGAAGAGAGCAGAAGAAACCGAATGATTCTGTAGGGAGTTCAACACTCCCTTTTTTATGTTTTCTTGTATAATTAGTAGTGGATGCCGTAAGGGTCCACACAACACAAACTCGCTTTTAAAGGAGCTACTATAATGACCAACCTCACAAGGTATACTGCTGCGGATCTTCCTGCCCTGATGGAAAGGATCACAAGAAACAGTATTGGTATGGATGAATACTTTGATCGTATCTTTAATCTTCACGAAACTTCAACAAATTATCCACCTTATAACCTTATTCAGGTAAATAACGTAGAGTCGCATTTAGAAATTGCACTCGCAGGTTTTAAGAAAGGAGAAGTCAATGTTTTCACGGAATATGGAAAGCTTTTTGTCGAAGGACAAAAAGTGGATGCCGACTCGGAACGGACGTTTATCCACAAGGGAGTGGCTAGCAGAAGTTTTAAACGAGCGTGGACTCTATCCGACGACACAGAAGTCGGGGAAGTTGTATTCGAAGACGGACTTCTACGGATCGTACTTGGGAAAGTAGTTCCAGAACATCACGCACGTAAGGACTATCTCTAAATAGTATCGAATATCGTCGGCGCAGACGGGGAGGTAACTGGCACAATCCAGTTGACACCTCCCCTTTTTATTGGTAGAATGACTTGAGGAGTTGAGTAATTAATGTCAATCAAACTTGTATTATTGAAGTCTGGTGAACAAGTTGTTTCTGATATAAAAGAACTTGTATCTGAAGATAGCGTCCGTGGTTACGTTTTCAATAAACCACATAAGGTTCAGGTGAATAGAACTCTTCTTCTTACTGAAGATGAGAATGCTATTGATGATAGAAATGTAGAGATTACATTGTCTCCATGGATTCTGTTGACCGAAGATGAAGATGTTCTCGTCACTCCAGACTGGATTGTAACTATTGTTGAACCACTAAATTCTATTATTGAAATGTATCAGGAGAAAGTAAATGGACAAGTCGATTAAGTGCTTGCTAATGGACGTTGATAATGTTATTATCAGTGAGGTTATTGAGGTTGATGCTCAGTTAGGTGATCCAAACTGTAGGTTGATTAACCCATATCTATTCAAGACAATTGATGATATGATTCCTTGGCCAAAGGCAACAAATCAGAGAGAATTAATGATTCGGTCGGAAGATATTCTAACCATCGCAGACCCAACAGAAGAAGTTATTGAAAAGTATCTTGAACTAACAGCATAATGCGCTTTTATACAAACGTCCAAATGGTCGGGGACCACTTCTTGGTTCGTGGTTATGAAGATGGTAAACACTTCATGACTCGTGAGAAGTTCAACCCGACCCTTTTTGTCCCCGCAAACAAAAAAACCAAATATCAAACTCTGACTGGTGATTATGTGGAGGCAGTTCAACCAGGATGTGTTCGTGACTGTCGTGAGTTCATCAAAAAGTATGAGGGGGTAGAAAACTTTAAAATCTATGGAAATACTGGATATATTTACCAGTATATTTCTGAGATGTATCCTGAAGAGGAGATTAAGTTTGATACAAATAAAATCAAAATCACAACATTGGACATTGAGGTTGCATCGGAGAATGGATTTCCTGATGTAGAATCTGCTGCTGAGGAAGTACTTCTTATTACTATCCAGGACTATGCAACTAAACAAATTCGTACTTGGGGTAAGGGTTCATTTTCAAATAAACAAGATAATGTGATCTATAAGGGTTTTAGGACAGAGTATGAGTTGCTGGATGATTTTATCAACTGGTGGATGATTGAGCAAAATACTCCAGAAGTTGTAACTGGGTGGAACAGTGAACTGTATGATATTCCTTACCTAGTAAGACGTATTGATAGAATTCTTGGTGAAAAGTTGATGAAAAGACTATCACCTTGGGGTCTAGTTACTGAAAGAGAAACTTTTATTGCTGGTCGCAAACACATTTCCTATGATGTTGGTGGTATCACTCAACTTGATTATCTTCAGCTTTATAAAAAGTTCACGTATAAAGCACAGGAATCGTATCGTCTAGATTACATTGCAAGTGTAGAACTTGGTAAGAAAAAACTGGATCACAGTGAATTTGATACTTTCAAGGACTTTTATACGCACGGTTGGCAAAAGTTTGTAGAGTACAACATCATTGACGTGGAACTTGTTGACCGTATGGAAGACAAGATGAAACTTATTGAACTTGCCGTCACTATGGCTTATGACGCTAAGGCAAACTATGCTGATGTATTCTCACAAGTCCGTATGTGGGATACCATTATTTACAACTATCTGAAGCAAAGGAATATCGTTATTCCCCCAAAGGAACGTTCTGATAAGGATTCTAAGTATGCTGGTGCCTATGTGAAGGAACCGATTCCTGGAAAGTATGACTGGGTTGTGAGTTTTGACTTGAACTCACTATATCCTCACCTGATTATGCAATACAACATATCACCAGAAACTCTTCTGGACGAAAGGCATCCTTCTGCTACTGTAGATAAGATTCTTAATCAAGATCTTACTTTTGAGTTGTATAAGGACTATGCCGTTTGTGCTAATGGTGCTATGTTCCGCAAAGATGTTCGTGGTTTTCTTCCAGAACTGATGGAAAAGATCTATAAGGATCGAACTATCTTTAAGAAGAAAATGCTTGCAGCAAAGCAGGAGTATGAAAAGAAAAAGACAAAGGATCTTGAAAAGGAAATTGCAAGATGCAACAACATTCAGATGGCTCGCAAGATCCAATTGAACTCTGCTTATGGCGCTATTGGTAACCAGTATTTTAGATATTACAAACTCGCAAACGCAGAAGCGATTACACTCTCTGGGCAAGTCTCTATTCGTTGGATTGAGAATAAAGTAAATACATATCTAAATAAACTTTTGCAAACTGAAGAAGTAGACTATGTTATTGCATCGGATACCGATTCAATCTATCTTAATATGGGACCTCTTGTTACTAAATTTTTTGGTAATAAGTCTGACGATAAAGCAGCGATTGTTTCCATACTTGATAAGATCTGTCACGACAAGTTGGAACCATTCATCGAATCCAGTTATCAGGAACTTGCGGATTACGTTTCGGCATATGAACAAAAAATGCAGATGAAGCGTGAGAATATCGCTGAACGTGGTATTTGGACCGCAAAGAAGCGATACATTCTCAACGTATGGAACAGTGAGGGTGTTCAATACAATGAACCCAAACTGAAGATGATGGGCATTGAAGCAGTGAAGTCTTCTACACCTGCTCCTTGCCGTCAGATGATTAAGGATGGTCTAAAACTCATGATGAACGGAACTGAAGATGAGGTTATTGAATTTATCGAACAATGTCGCCGTGAATTCAAGACACTTCCTCCAGAATCTATCGCTTTTCCAAGGACAGCATCTGATGTTCGAAAATATCATTCTTCATCGGACATTTATATGAAGGGAACTCCGATTCACATTCGTGGAGCACTGCTGTTTAA